ATCTGAGAGTTGATGCCTCGGGCATAGCAGGACTTATCCTGACCCACCTTATCCCGACAACCCACATTAAAAGCAAAGGCATTGTCTGAGTCTGAGTCCTTGGGCCTGAGGTGGCTGCAATAGGGAACCAGATCAAGAATCCTTCTAGTCATGGAGATGAATTCAGTTGCCTTGTTGGCGGTCGCACTGACTACCAGTACGGTAGAGTTATGATCCCTTAAAAGAAACCAAGAGACCAGACATGCAGTAATGACAGACTTGCCAAAGCCACGGCCTGCTTGAAGCTGCATATCCTTAGGGCCATTCTGTAGAGCATCTGCCATGGCATACTGAGCACCCGTAGGCTCTCCAATACCAAGATACTTAAAGCAGGACCACAGGTGGTTTCTAAAATCATCTAGCATTTCAGAAGGTATATTCATTAACACTTCCACTTTCTACGAGCTTTTCGTAAACGACTATTAGGATCCTTAGCAGCCTTAGGGAACTTCTTCATCTGTCCAGCAGATCTAGCACAATAGCTCTTCTTTCTAGATCCTCCACCGGGCTGAGGGGGCTTAAGATTAGAGCCGGTCTTTCTATTAATCATCCGTCTGCCTTTAGCAGTAAGACCTCCACTTTTACTTTTACATTTATTCTTGATGCCACAACCTTTCATAGCACCCTTACTCTTGCTCTTGCCTTTCTTCTTAGCCATATTATACCCCCTTCCGAGAGAATTACCTAATCTTTTTTCTAGGTTTAGGAGATTTCTTTAAGGACTTCTCCATAAGTTTCTGGGCATCTTTACCAGTCTTGCTGACAGTAGTACCACACGCACACTTAAATTTTCTTGTAGCCATTACTTCTTCCCCCCTTTCTTCTTCTTCCAGCTGATACGCCCCGGCCCCTTCTTTCTCTTAGAAGCAGAAGTGCATTGAGATTTTGTTGGACGGCAGGCAGGGTAGGGGCGTTTACTCTTGCCCTTTGCAGACTTCCTGCCACAGGGCTTGCCTGTCTTACAGTCAACCCACCCCTTACCCTTGTTCCTGCCGAACCACTTCTTTAATCCTTCTTTTTTCTTAGCCATTACTTCTTCTTCTTTTTAGATTTGTTGCCCCAGTTTTTAGCCCCAACCTTACGGCATTTAACTAGAGCACCGGAAGCATAGGCAGAAGGCCATTTAGTATACCTACTCTTTACTTTTTTAGTACAAGCATCATTGGCTTTCTTCTTTTTCTTCTTAGCCATTAATATCTCATCCTTGTTTTCTTCTTTTGCTTAACTCCGAGTGTGCTTCGCTTCTTCTTAATCTTCGTAGCAGGACCTTTTTTTAAAGCCCTTGCTTTATTTAATTTACTTCTAGCCATGACTACTTCCCCTTAGGTTTACTATGCCCCCATCCCTTCTTCTTAAGTTTAAGATGTTCAGCATATGTTTTAGCTACTTGGCTCTTACCAGATTTAGAATACATGGTGTGTTTCTTAAAGGCTTTCTTCTTCTTAGCCATTAATATCCACCCATCTTTCTTCTTGCCCCTGCCTTAGGCTTAGGGTTCTTCTTAGGATTCTTAGACAAAGCCTTTACCTTCTTTACAGCCTTACGATTAGTCTTCTTTGCTCTCATAATCTCATCCTCCAAATTTAAAGGGAGCTTTTTCGCTCAACTCAGTAAGTTCCTTAAGGACTTCCTTAGGGATAGAATCTAAATCATCTCTGTTGTCATTAATAATACCTCGGATTACTTGATATAATCCGGGGGTACACTTAAGGGGATCTTGAAGATCCTCCATTAAACGATCCAATAATACATCATTAAGCTTATTAACCTTCATATATATATCTCCTTTTACACCCAACTTAAACAGTGGAGTAACTAAAAGCAATGGTATTAATTAAACCATTTGCTGCTCCCATTAGATTAGCAGCTTGATCCACATTAATACCGATTCTATAATAAGGAGCTGAGGGCATATCAGCAGCAGTAATAGTACCAACTCTTGTTCCAGTAGCCCCCGTATCTGTATCCGCAATAAGAACAACGCTATCATCTTCGGAAGAAAAGTTCACACCATCAGAAGAAACTTGTAACACAGTCTTAACTGGGATACGATCTACTCCACCAGAAAACTTAGTGGACAGGTCTACGCTTGTATAAGCTGGCATGTTTCCAGCCATTGTAGTAGTGGTATTCCCAGCTACTCCTGCTACCTTCTGGGTTAAAAGAACTACACCAGATCCACTGTGTGCTCCAGTAATACCTTCAGAATCCCCGTGACCCTTACTAGAATTATTAACCAACCCAACAAAGTTAGCAGCAGCGTCTTCTCTAGCTCCACCTAAGTTAAACTGATTAAGAAAAGCACTAGCCCCAGAAACTACCGGGGTGTAAGTAACCTCATCCCCAACACCATCAATTAACTTAATCGATGCACTGCTGGTAGCAGTTGTGGCTCCCCCGGTAAAGTCAGTCTTAGTAGCATTACTAAGGTTTTCTGTAATAGCCTTATTGCCTACAGACGGAGCAACTCCAGTAGATGCCGCTTGAGTTAAAGTTAAAACCCCATCAGCTCTAACAACCGTAATCTTACCATTATGTCCTGAAGAGTGCTCAATACAGAGCTTTAAGTTTTCAGCTTGGGTTGCTGGGGTAGCGTTTACTTGGAACTGATTAGCAGAAGCATCTTGAGCTGCCTTTGCTGTGTATGCTTTACTAGTCCCATCTGCGGAAACGATTGTAATAACCTCATCCGCAGTGGCAATTCCTGTCATTGTAACCGTAGCAGTAGCTTGGGTGTATACATCATTATGAAACGTAAATGTATTAGTAGCGGCTACCGCCGACGTACCCTTATCCCCTGCTCCAGTAACACCCACAGTAACTGTGAGAGACTTGCCAGCAAGATCCGTAGTTTCTGTAGGTGTGACAATAGCATCTGACCTAGTAACAGCTAATGCTGATGCGTTGAAAGATGGTGTTGTCTTTATCTTGTATGCCCCTTGCGTTGACTCTGCAAAGGATCCTGTAGTTTTAATAGCCATTTATTATCTCCTTTACGATAAGTCTTAGGCCCAAGAAGTAATGTTAGTTTTAATAATATCGTTAGTGGCAAACCCCGTCATAATTAAGTTACCACCCGGTTGTGCTTCTTCATCTCCAGAATCATTTCCTTCAACTCTTCCGAAGTGGAAAGTTTCTCTAAGTAGAATGCCCGTACCACCTGTATTGAACCTCCGAATATTCTTAAGTTCAGCTAAAGGAACCTGTCCTGTAGGTGCAGTATATGTATCTGCTTCTCCAGACACTGCTTCAGTCTGACGGTTATTGCCTACGTTTCCTTCAAGAGAAGAATACACAATAGTATTAGTAGACCCAATAGTACTGTTGCCATTAACGTCATTGTTATCCCCACCTGTAGGAGATCGATAGGTTTCCCATGCAACGATCATAGCTCCCCCATAGTGGAACTTGTTCTGGTTAATGGAAATGTGGCGTACCTGTGAAGCAACCTTAGTATCGAAGAAGAGACTAATGTGCGAAGGTCCACCCGCCGCAAAACTTCCGCCATCTGCATCTGCCCAGTTAGAATCGGTAACAGAATCTTGAAGCTTTTGAGATCTATAGAAAACGTTCCTAGAGATATCCACATCCTCATACCTAGCTTCTGCATCTACAGAACTATAGGTATCATGGTTGTCAATCATTAGACAAACACCAGAAGCCTTAGCAATACCGTCCATATGACTAGGCTGAGTGTAAGCAGTCCCATCAGTTTGAAGATGTTTGTCATTATAGAAGCCATCTATACCGGGGTTATACCCATAGGCATTACCTGAACCCCCTGTGGCAAGATTTAAATGGGTAGTAGCATCTAAAAGATTGTTAATTATATGGACACCCTTAAAGCGACCATGCTTTACATTCATTCGAATGTTAGCCAACTGACCTGATATATGATTGTTACTCACATTAACCTTAGTGGCAAACGCGGTTGGGGATCCTCCCCTACCCGCAGTTTCATTCTCAATATAAACACCATATCTGCTTATTAAATTTAATGCATTAAAACCACTTACGTATACTGACGTTGATCTACCAGCAACGTCAATTTTATTGTCTATAATATTAATATAAAACCTATGCACTTCATTACCGATATCTCTATTACCATATACTGTACCATCCCCTGATGTATCTGGATCAACCTTTGCTTGAAGAGTAAACAAATTGTTGCCCACCTCAGTATCGCCAATATCCTTAGATCCTCCACTTAATGCTACGTTATGGTATGCTGCCTTATGACATTGCCGGTGGTATACACCTGATTCCATTATACCCTTCATTTGGTTACGAAGAACATTAACACCAATTCCACTAGAGTTTACTCCTCTAGTTAACAAACGATTTGATTGACTAGTGCCCAATCGTTCTCCCTCAAAGGTAGCTAACAGATCAAAGTTATTATCCACAACGTCTGTATTAACAGCGTTCTCTCTAATAGTTATACCAGATTCTTTTACTCTAAAGGTATTGTTCTTTACAACACCTTCAGTAACTGCTCCAAGATAACTAAAGCCATGCTTGCCAGAATCAGAACCTGAATTAGTCTTAAGGTCTACGTGATCAGCAAGAACCTTTAATCGAGTAGTTCCTAAACTCAGACCATTGTACCCAGTAAACTTACAGTCATGAATAAAAGGTTTATAACAACCATTACCAATAACAAGCCCACCACTTCCTTCAGGTCTAGAGCCCTCAAAGTGACAATTAGAAAACTCAGGTTCCCAACACTTCATTGTAACTACACCTGCTTCTCCAAACCCAGTTACACTACAGTTAATCATCTTTAGATTAGCAACATGTTCCGCGCTCATTGCAATCTCACTACGAATATACATAGTAGGTTGAGCAGCAGCAGAGGTATCACCAGCAGCGTCTACTGTATTGTAAACAGGGGTATCAGAAGTACTTCCATCTTCAGCAGTCCTTGCGCTTAATGCAGCAGACTCAA